TCAAAGGGTACAGTGTTTCTACGAAAATCTAATAATTCTTTACTTTTTTTAGCTACTGCTGCAGCTTCTTGGTTATATGTTTCGTAATCTGATATAGTGGTTTTAAGAATGTTAGATTCTTCCAAGGATAGATCTCTAGAAGCCTGCTTTTGCAATGCAACTATCTTTACTTGGTTGGCCATGAAGCCTAGATTATCAAGCATCTTTTTTTCAATACCATACATCTGATCTACTTCACGGCGTTGATTTTGCTGTAAAGTAAATATACTTTCCATTTCAGTTGATATATCTACTAACTGAGCTCGTTTTTTTCCATAAAATTCAAGCTCTGATTTCATATCAGCTGATGAAGGACCAGTATAGTCTTGAGTTGAGTCAGCTAGAGGGCTGACAACTCGTCTTCCTTGATTTGCTTTCTTTTTAGCCATAGAATACCACTATATATCTCGACGAAGTCTTGCTAGTTCATCTTTATCAAATAACGGATCATTATAGTGAGATTTTTCTATGGATTTATTAAGAGCATCTACCCTTTTTTCAAGGTCTTTAGACATCTTATAAAGCTTCGGATCAGTCTTTATTTTTTTATAATAAAGTAGCTTTGCAGCATTATCTTTACCGACTAAAGTTTTTAGAAGCCAACTAAAAGCTCCTTCTTTTATCTTATATTTTTTTGAATTGTCCATAGTACTCCCTTTATATAGTTCCACATATATAAATATGAAATACCTAGAAAACCTACTGTTTTACTTTAGGGGGTCCAAAGACTTCAGACTTACCTGAATTGTGGTTAGCTTGCTTCTTTTGATCTTCAACTTGCTTGTTGTTTATTTTTTCTAGTTGTTTAAGATAGAACGTACGTAGATATTTAGGCATGTTATATACCTGATCATGGGTAAATCCACCTTTACCATAGTAACAAAGCATAAAGACTTCTTCGTGTATAAGAGGTCTATGCTTCGGAGCTAGGCCAAAAAAAGCCGGTGTCGATAGGCATATCGACGGTCTCCGTGTGTCCACAACTTTCGCATTCAAAGTTGAATTTAGTTATTACATCTGGTGAAGCTTCTCTCATATAGTTACGTAATGCTAACGAGTCCTGAGCAAATAGATCATTATCAACATACTCTCTAATTAACTTGGTATCTCTATTACCATCTATAGCAATTATCTGATGTTTAAGTCTAGTAGTTAGATTCTTTCCAGGTCCTTTTTTATTAGCAAATTTAGCTAAACCTTTCATCTCACTTTCTAAAGCTTTTTCATCTCCACCAGTCATAAGTTTAAATGTAATATTTTGTTTAGCTAACGGTAATTGAAAATCAAACTCGTTAGAGTATTGAGTATACTTATCGAAAGGTAATTCTTTATTATTTAACCCAGTTAAATCTATCTGTAATTTATTCAGTTCACCACATTTAGGGCAGTTAAGATCAATATCATAATCTTTACCGTAACCTAAAATTCTAGCTGCTATCATGATAGCGTTTTTATCACCTACAAGTATATCATCATAACTAACGTCAGTCACTAATAATGCATTTATAAGTGTATCAATTACTTTACCTTGTCTGATAAGATTTGCGGAAGTTAGAATATCTTCTTCTCTTGCAGTCATGTATTTTAATTCTACTTGACCAGAAGCTAATGGGTGGTTTTCTGGATAGAACCACCCATTGCTTGGAAGATCGATAAATTCTGTTGGAAATTTCTTTTTGTCTGCTTGTTTAGCCGTAACTTTACTGTTTTCGCTCATAACTTTTTTCCTCTATTTTAATTTAATATGTGTCTAATAATATATTAGAACTGTAAGATTGCGTAGTCGTATGCTAATGTAATTGAAAGCATTAACGCTGAATCTGTACTCCAATCTAAACTACCTTTAGCAGTTGATTGTACATAAGCGCCTTTCAATGTCCATTCTTCGACTTTGTCACCTACAGGACCTAATACATTAAAAGTAATGTCTTTTTTGTAGAAATCAGCATATCCGTCTCGACCAGTAACAGATTCGTGTGATAATCTAACCCATTCCATTACAGCTTGAGCTGCTGATGGAACTACAGGATCGTATAAATCACATGTAATTGTACCCCAATCAGCTTTACCTTTTAGCTTACGTTTAACATTGATATGATCAAGTGTTACGTCACCAAAAGTTACTGATGGTCTATCGATTTTTTTAATTAAATATGCAGGAATACCATCTATATACATGATAAACCTATTCTGCGTTTTCGGCTCAAATGCCGTGAACATTGCTTCAGTTGGGTCGATTAATTGTGCCATTTGTTCTCCTCGTTTATTCTGTTTCTACATATATAAGTATGTAGTTATATAAAAAGTATCCTTTTTTTCTGTTATTATTCAGGGAATACTGCTCCTGTTGGTAAAATATTAAAGTCTAGTATAATAAATTCTGCTGATTTAGCTGGTTGTAAGAATATCTCACCGATCATTTGATTTCTATCAATTACATCTGGAGTGTTATTCGTAGCATCCATTATTACTTTATAAGCATAAAGACCTTGTCTTTGTTGTACGCTTTCGAAGTAAGGATTAGCTATATTTAAGAATCGTTGTCTAGTTGCTGATGTATTATTTTCAAATACTAGGAATTTAGTTGCTGATGCAATAAATTTCTTCGCAGCTATTAATAATCTTCGTACGTTAATTCTATCTAATGCAGATGGTTTAGCTTGAAGTGTTTTTTGACCCCATATACAAATTCCTTCTTTGAAAGTTGCAATTGGATTTACTCTACCTTCATATAAATCATCTCTTTCTGCATGTGTTAATCTAGTTGGTACGTCAATAGCTTCAGTTAGAATACCTCTATTTAGACCTGCAGGTGCAAACCATTCGAATGCTACTTGATCGTTTTTAGATATTACACCTGCCATTACTGTTGAAGGTGGTACCCATACTGGTTTGTTTTTATCAGTATCAAGTATTTTAACCCATGGCCAGTAAGTAGCTGCATAGTTACTATCTAATGCTTTTACCGTGTTAGTTACAGTAGATATTGTAGTTGTATCATATCCTACCGCATCCATAATATATAAAGCATCTCCTCTGTTCTCACAAGTATTTTTCGCGTGAGTTGTAACAACCGAGTGTAATCTATGATTAGCACCTGGAGTTACTAGTAAATTAATATCATATTCATCTGGATTAGATACTGCATTAATTGCTCTTTTGAATGCTTTAGAGCCATCTTTTTCTGCAGTTGATAAATCAAATCCTAACATATTGTTTGCAGTAATGTCTCCTGAACGTGCAATATATCGTGCTGGATTTAATCCATCGAATCCACCTTGGAAAGGAACTATAAATTTCTTAGTCGAAAGATTGATAGTTGATCCATCTGGAGTGATTGTATCACCTGCCCCTGAATCTAAAGATGCAGAAGGGTGTTGTGCACACTCTGATAAATTAAAGTGTTTATTGTTACCTACTTGACTGTTATCACTTAATGGTAATAAATAATTATAGTTGTCAGTATCAAGGTAATCAAATCCGTAATGAATATTCTTATTATATACATTATCTGCTAATTGTGTTTTCTTAACATAATGAGTTGCAGTTACACCACGCTGTACTTCAGCATTTGTATGTCCTACAAAAGATGCAGTTGGTAAGTTACCGTGACTATTATGTAATGGTTCTTTTAATGCTTCAAATCCAAAAGGTACTAAATCAGGTGATATACCTTGATCTTTTACTTCTTCAGGAACTTCAACCCATACGTGATGTGATAAGTTTGGATAATCACCATAAACTGTTACTTTACCATTCGCGTCAATTTCCTGATATCTATCACCGATTACTCTAGCAATAAAGTTAGGAGAATTAGGATCTAAAGTTACATTGTTGTATTGCTCTACAATATGTGGTCGTAAATCTTTATCAGTTGATTTAGCATAAGGTGTATTAGATGAATGTATTGTTCCATCTAAATCTACTCTTCTAATAGCTACTGAGAATGTACCATAGTCACTACCTGCTACTGCACCTGGTGCTTTAACATTAGATATAGCTACTTTGTATTGGTAGTTACATGTTGTACCGTGAGATCTAGTATGAAATTTAAATAATCTAGTTGTCTTTGGTGCTGCATAAGAACCTAAGTTTTGTGATACTATAAAAGGTGTTCTTGCTTCATACCCATTTTTAGATGAATAAGCAAATTGAAAATCATCTTCTATATTAGATACTGAAGTAGTTAGAGTAGAATCTTCACTAAATGATCTAGATGCATAATTGTTGAATAACATGTAATTGTATACAGGATCTATTCTTGATTTAGGAGTGAATCCAAGCACTTTACCTAACCAGTTTCCTGCTGTAGTATCTATTGATGCAGAATACGTAAATGGTAATGTTTTACCAGTTGAAAAGTTGGTTGTAGATGCATATGAATCAGCAGCTAATGTTAGATCTATTTGAGATGTAGCAGTAAGTAAAGATGGAGTAAATGTCGCATCTGGATCTACTTGAGTTGGGTGAAGAACTGCAAATACTTCATCTGCTACGGTTCCTATATCGTTACCACCTGTGAATGCAGCTGGGACTGTAGCATTAGCTAAATCATTCGTTACAGCTGTATTTCCTGCTGATCCAGCTGAAGCATTAGTTATCAAAATACTAGTACTACTTGGTTGAGTGACAGTTAAAGACCCATTATGACCATTTGCATGCTCTATTACTTGCTGTAATGTATCAACAACTGTAGCTGCTCCACTTGATTGCTGGAATTGCCCAGCTGATATGTTATCTGCACCTTTTGCTGTATAAGTTTTAGATAAACCTGCTGCATCTATAATTGTAATTGTTTCATCTACTGCTGGTACACCTGAAAAGCTAATTAATAACGAAGCAGCTGATCCAGTTCCACCGGCTACCTTTACACTAATCATTTTAGGTGTATACCCAGTTAAACCTAATGTTCGTACTACAGTTACTCTACCTGCACTCTTCAAATAAGCTTCAACTGTATATGGAACATAACTGTCTAAAGTTTTTGGTCCGAATACTGCTTCAAATTCTTTGAATGATTCTATAATTACTGGTTCAAACGCAGGACCTTTTACTGTAGGACCAACTATCGCTGCTCCTATCTGAGTGATACCTGCCGGTAAGAAAGATAAGTCTCTTTCTCGTGTAAATACACCTGGGCTAACTATTTTTTCTGCCATTTCTATTACTCCTAGAGTTTATTTTTAATTCTATTCAGGGAATGCTGCACCTGTTGGTAAAATGTTAAAGTCTAACACGATGAACTCAGCAGCTTTAGCTGGTTGCAAGAATAATTCACCTACCATTTGATTTCTATCAATCACATCTGGTGTATTATTAGTTCCGTCCATTATTACCTTGAATGCGTATAATCCTTGTCTTTGTTGTACTGATTCTAAATATGGGTTTGCAATGTTTAAGAATCTATTTCTAGTTGCAGATGTATTATTTTCAAATACTAGATATCTAGTAGCTGAAGCAATAAACTTCTTAACTGCAATTAATAATCTTCTAACATTTACTCTATCAAGAGCTGATGGTTTACCTTGAAGTGTTTTCTGACCCCAGATACACACACCTTGTCCAGGGAATGTAGCTATTGGGTTAACTCTACCTTCATATAAGTCATCTCGTTCTTCATGAGTTACTCTGTCCGCAGTCTCTATAACTGAAGTTAAAGATCCACGATTTAAACCTGCTGGTGCAAACCATTCGAATGCTACTTGATCATTGAATGCTATTGCTCCTGGTACTACCACTGATGGTGGTACCCAAACTGGTTTATTTATGTCTGTATCTAATATTTTTACCCATGGGTAATAAGTTGCTGCATAATTTGAATCAAATGCTTTAACTGTATTAGTTACTGTATTGATATTATCACCATACGCTGCTGAATCCATAATATAGAATGCATCACCTCTGTCTTCACATGTATTTTTAGCATGTGTAGTTGTTACTGAGTGTAATCTATGATTTGCACCTGGTGTAACCATTAAATTAATATCATATTCATCTGGATTAGATACTGCATTAATAGAACGTTTATAAGCTAATGCTCCATCCTTTTCTGCAGTTGAAAGATCGTATCCAAATAAGTTAGCTGCTGTAATGTTTGTATCTAAACCTACAAATCTTGAAGGATTGAATCCGTCAAACCCACCTTGGAAAGGAACTACAAACTTTTTAGTTGCAAGATTAATAGTTGATCCACCCGGTGAAATTGTATCACCTGCTCCTGAATCTAAAGATGCAGAAGGATGTTGTTTTTCATTACTTAAATTAAATGCAGTATTATCACCGTTAGTAGTATCTGAATCTGGTAAAGGTTTTAGATAATTGTGATTATCAGCTTCAGTGTAATCAAATCCATAATAAACACTGTTATTATATACATTATCAAGAATTTGAGTTCTTTTAGATACTGAGCTATTTAAGTAGCCAACTGCTGATGCAGATGGGCAACCTGCGAATCCAGTATCTGGAAGTGGTTCTACTAGTGCTGCATATCCAAATGGAACTAGGTTAGGCGATGTACCTTGATCTTTAACTGTTTCAGGTACTTCTACGTAAATATGTCTAGATAAGTTAGCGTAGTCACCGAAAATAGTAACTTTACCGTTAGCATCTATTGCTTGATACTTGTCTCCAATTACTCTAGCAATAAAGTTAGGTGAATTAGGATCTAAAGTTAAGTTGTTAAATTGCTCTATAATTTCTGGTCTTCTATCTGAATCGCTAGAAACTGGGAATGGTGATAGTTGCGCATTAATTGTACCGTCAACATCAACTCGTCTTAATCGTAATGAGAAAGAACCGTAATCACTACCAGCTACAGAGCCAGCAGCTCTAATATTGTCTATTACTATTTTAAATTCAAAGTTAGTAGCTGTACCGTGAGCTCGTCTGTGTATTTTGAATAAGTCAGTAGTTGCACCTCCCACTTTTTGTGAAGTGATAAAAGGTGTTCTTGCTTCATATTCATTTTTATTTGTGCTATATCCAGTAGTTAAGTCTATAGTTTTAGGTGCTCCACTATATCCTCCAGCTGTACCAGTAATACTTGTAATACCTTCTGCAGAAGATGCTGCTATTGAACGAGAAGCATGTGTGCCGAAAAATACATAAGTATATAAAGGTTTTTTTCTATCTTTAGGTGTTTTACCAAAAACTTTAGTTACAAAATTAGCTGATGTTGGATCTAAAGACATTGAATAAGCTGTTTCACCAGTTTTAGCACCAGTTAAATTGGATATACCTGTTGATGTACCAACTGCATGACCTGTAATACCAACTGCTGTGTTAGTAGATGCATTATAATCTGCAGCTGATGCTGATAGATAGAATACAAATCCTGAACCAGTTGTGTCATTTGCTGAACCTGAAGTTACTGTAAAGTTAGCATTTTCATCAACTATAGTTGGATGGAAAACTGCTGTAGTTTTACTGGTTGAGGATGCAAACGGTCCATAGTTGGAAACAAGTTCTGCTACATTAGCAGTATAACCTGATAATCCAAGTACTCTAACCACTGTTACTCGACCAGCACTCTTTAAGTATTGTTCTATAGTATATGGTACGTACGATTCTTTTGTTTTTGGACCAAATACGGCTTCAAATTCTTTGAATGATTCAATAATAGTTGGTTCAAATGCTGGTCCTTTTACTGTTGGTCCAATGACTGCAGCACCTATTTCTCCAATAGCTGCTGGTAAGAAAGATAAATCTCTTTCTCTTGTAAATACACCTGGGCTGACGATTTTTTCTGCCATAATTAGCGACTCCTACTTTTAGTTATGATTGGGCTGGCTTAAATTCTCCTGTTTGCGGATCTAATGTACCTGCGCCATACTTTTCATTTAATTCTTTGACTAGCGCTCGTTCTTGTTGCTCTAGGTCAATAATTTCTTTTTTTAATGCTACTTCAGCTGCATTGGCTGTGTCTAGCTGTCTTTCCAATTGGAATTTTTGAAAGCTTAACTGTCCAAATAAAGCTGTTTTTTCTTGATACGTTTGCTGTACTCCTTGTATCTTGTTCATTTCTTCTTCTGAAAACTTAATTGTCTCTTTTGACATAACTGTACTCCTTGTATTTTTATTAGTAAATTGAACAAACCACACCTTATTGCGGTCCATAATAAATATGTAAATTACTACTCAAACACTCTATTAACTAACTAGATTTAACTAATTACTGTAGTGAAATATCCTACGTAACTGTCTGCATCGAGAACTGTTACTATCATAGCAGTGTTAGCTGGAACTGAAGCTACTCCATCTGCTGTTAGAGGACGTATTGCTTCACCTGAATGTGGGAATACCTTTAATTCAGATGCTGCAAGATTTTGTATTGTAATAGTATGCCCTGGTATAAGAGTAGCTGCTGAAGGTAACGTTGCTGCTTTTGTACCGTCAGCATCTATAATAACTTGGTGACCTATGCTAGATAGATCAGCACCGTTTGCAGCGGCATTACCTGTTGCAGCAACTGTAGTTGTTTGTAATGTTTGATGACGAACTGTTACACCACCACTTGCACTTATATGACCTGATGCTGTTACATGACCTGTAGCATATAAACCGTTAGTGAAAGCTACACCACTTGCACTTATATTACCATTACCAATTACCGAGAATTTTCTCGATCCTGAATCAGTACCACCTACTCGGAACGTAATAGCTTGAGTAGAACCATCAGCTTGTAGATGTGTTCCAGTAGAGAACCACGCTTCACCAGTTGTAAATATCGGATTAGTTGCACCTCTATTTACTCCCATAGTTAAACCAGTGTTTTGAGCAGCTAGAACAACAGCTGGTTTTTCGTTAACCACTACTTTAGAGTCTATACTTAATGGTACACCTCTACCTCCGTGAACAAATCCAGCACCACCGATAGCTAAACTTCCTGATTGACCTTCACCAGACATATTTACGATAGTTATATCATCACCATTACTCAGATTTCTTGCTATCTTTAATGATGCGAACGATCCATTATCTAGATTAGATTCTGCAAACGAGTATTGTCTGTTTCCAGTTTTTAATCTTACGAGTTCAGAGTAATTGATATCACTATGTACATTAAGATATCCGAACGATCCAGTAGAAGTAATACTAGCACTTATATTACCTGAAGCGGTTATATGTCCTTCAGCACTGTCTAGTCTAACGCCTGGAACTGTACCTGGGTCAGCAGCAACTGTAAGATTATTTATAACGGCTATTGGTTTTCCAATCCCCATTCTAAATAAATTTGAACCATCATAATCAGCAAAAGATTCATTGCTTAAATTTAATTGTTGTGCATTTACTACACCACTTGAACTTATATTACCTGATGCAGTAATGTGACCAGATGGTCCGTTTATATGAACAGTAGAACTTCCAAATTGTGCATTATTTGCAAATAAAGTTCCGCTTGCAGTTATATTACCTGAAGCAGTTATGTTTCCATTGAATTCATGTTGAGTAGCAGTATTTAAACCTGCTCTTATGTTTCCATATACTTGTAAGGTATGCGTGTCAGCGCCAAATTTTACTCCATTTGAATTAGGATTAATGTTAAGAGTTTTGGTAGTATCGTTACCTTGACTCATGTATATAGCTTCAGTAAATATATCACCACTTGCACTTACATTCATTGAAGCTGTTACATTACCAAATAATTCTATTTGTTTAGGTCCATTGGCTCTATTAATTT